GATTGTTCAAAAAGAGGTAAGGAAGTCGGAGACTTTATCTTGCAATATATGGAAGTTCTTAAGAAAGGTAAACCACAAGGCCCTTGGTATTTTTGGAATAGGATGTTTTGAAAAGTTGAACGGATATGCTCTAAAATATCTATCAATGATCTTCCAAGAAAGAAGACGTTGATTGAAGATAATGGAGTTTCTCAATTCGCTCTCAAAATTGAACCTGCAGGAAAAGTTCGAGTTTTTGCTCTACTTGATTCCTGAACCCAAACAGTACTATGGCCCTTGCACGTCTATCTTTTTGAAATTCTTAAGCTCGTACCCAACGATGGTACCTTTAACCAAGATAATCTGTTGAACGGTCAAAGATTAAGTCCCAAAAAGGGGATGGAACTTTCTCATTTGATCTTTCTGCAGCTACTGATAGAATTCCGGTTACCCTCTCTGCGGAAATCATTCAGAACATTGTTGGTATTGAAGGTTACGGACGTGCCTGACTGAATCTGATCGCTAATCGAGCTTTTAGGTTTAATCCTAAGGCTAAGATTAATGGTCAAATCGTTGGACAGTCCGAAATTAGGTATGCAGTGGGACAACCAATGGGAGGGTTGTCCTCTTTTGCTGCCTTGGCCATCACTCATCACTATATACTTCAGTATGCTTCTTATCAACTAGGACTAGCCGGTTGAGAGGAGCGTTATGAAATACTTGGTGATGATTTGGTTATCTTTGATAAAGCGTTAGCAGATCAATATCTCTTAATTATGGATAAACTTGGTGTCGATATTAATCGGTCCAAGAGTTTAACCTCTTTACGAGTGTTTGAATTTGCTAAACGTCTTTGCAAAGGAACCATTGATTTAACTCCGGTTTCTATTAAACAATTACTTAGTCAGACTTCAATTGCATCTCGTGTAGCCGACACAGTTACATGAGTACAACGAGGTCTGATTAAGGGTTTGAAAGTGTTTAAAGAGTCCCTTGTTCATTCTTCCTTAAGGCGAATAGGTCTGGGAAATGAGCTTGTAGCTCCTGCACTTTCAACTTTAGGTCTACTTGCTGATAAATCAGTAATAGAGCATAAAATTGTTTTAGATTCTTTAGTTAATCCACG